AATCTCTACACCCCTTTATTTACTTAGGTTGTAGCGGTGCGTAAATATGCGACCGGATACCGGACACCTGATACGCTTTTTATATCGGGTTAAGGGAATCCGATAACGACTTTGGAGGTCGAAGATGAACGTAGTAACCGAAGTAAAGATTCCGAACCGAGTTCAGGAAGTAATCAAGAAGGTCGAAGCCGCAGGCGCGACCGTAACCGCAGACAACGTCTACTTGCCCGGGGAGTTCTCGGACGAGTCGCACAAGGTACACGTCGTACTCTCGACCGGCGACCTTCGCGTACTCGTCTCCTGCTACTACTCCGGCGCGACGAAGCGTTGGTCGACTTGGTCAATCGCTACCTACGCGAACGGTCAGACTCGCGAACTCGCTCTTAGCGAAGTCGCTCCGCTCGTTCGTAACGAAGCGGTCTTGGCTCGTCTCCTCGGAGGTCTGAACTAATGATTAGCGGAATCGACACCACGGCCGGGCTGGTTATCAGCCCGGCTAAGGCCATCAGCATTACTGCGGCTCTTAAGCGCGCCGGAGTTAAGAAGGGCGAAGAGGGACGTAACGGACGAATCGGTTACACGACCCTTACGGAAGGGTTCTACGTCGAAGCACTCGATAAGGACTACGTCCCGGTCTACGGATACCGCAACGGCAAGAAGTCAACTCGTCCTACGTCGTGGAAGGTTCGTAACAAGAAGGACACTCGGTTCCGCGTTAAGTACGAAGCCTTCTCGACTTCCGACCAGCGTGGCTGGCGCGACGAGTCGTACCGGCTCGACACAATCGCGAAGGCGAACCGCGCGTTCGAGACGATTCTTACGACGCTCGCTCACGAGGGCTACCGTTGCGAAGTCGACTTCTCGAATCAAGCCGTCGTCGTAATCGGGAAGGTGGAGTTCTAATGGCTACCGCAACGATTAAGGGATTCGGGTTCTACTCCCCGAAGACCGGGTGGATGATTCTCTGCCCGGCTTGCTTTAAGTCGAAGTTCGAGACTCTCGGAGAGGCCGACGCGCTCCTCCGAGACGGTAACGGAGATGTCGTACCTTGCGACAACTGCGGAGAGGACGTGAAGTAATGGAGACCTTTAAGACCGTAGATGAGATTAAGGCATTCGCGGAAGACCACGGAAGCAAGTTCTTCTCGAGGGAGGCTATGAGGTTCTTTAACTCCCGGCTCTCGCGTGGGACGTACGGAGCGAACGGAGAGATATTTATTACCTCCGAGCGATTCGACGAGACGACTCCGCGACGCTACACCGTCCGGATGATTCATACTCCGACCGCGTCTATCGAAGACGTATCGAAGTTCCAAGAGTTTGCGACGCTCGACGAGGCGAAGAAGTACGTAAAGGAGTTCTACCAATGACCTACCTAGCCTTAACTATCTTCGACGTACCTCCGCACCAAGCGACGGAGACCTCGAGAGATGCCGCAATCTCGATGAGCGGTAAGACCGCGAACCTTCGAGACCTCGTCCTTAAGACGCTCCGAGAGGAGGCTCTTACCGACGAGCAGATAGCGGAGAGAACCGGACTCGCTCCGAATACCGCTCGACCTCGACGCGTCGAACTACTACAGCGCGGACTAATCGAGGAGGCTGGTAAGGCAGTTACGAAGTCTGGCCGCAAGGCCTCGCTATGGAGGGCAATATGAGATTCGTACTATCCGCTCTTACTGCGGTTCTCTTCTCCGGGTTTACCCCGACGATTAAACATTCGGAGGCTCCGACGGTTTCATCTACCGTTGCGACGACTGCGACTACAACAACGATACCGGTCGACCCGATACTGACTCTCCCTAAGTCGGTTCAGGACACAATCGCTTGTATCGCGTACGTCGAGTCGCGTTCCGTTCCGGGACGGCCTCATCTCGTAGATACTTCCTACGCTGACGCGGAAGGGATGTATCAAATAATGCCCGAGGAGTGGAGACTCTTCCGCTCACAGGGTGGCTACTTCGGGATTCCTTTAACCCCGAACGAGGCTACGCAACTACAGCAAGACGAGGCAATCGTCTGGTTCTATCACCGTAACGCCGGGTTTCGTCCGGAGTGGTCAGGAGACTTCTCGTGTCGTCTTTAACTAAAGAAGAGTGGCTCGCTATCGGAGTCGCGTCCGGGTTCTGCTCTCCGTCGTACTGTCAGATTCACGACCCGATACCGTTTACGGAATCGGAGCAGAAGGCGTTCGACGTATGCCTCGACCTCTGCGAAGTCGTCGTCCGTATCGGAACTCCCGAGGAGTGGGAAGACTCCGCTAAGAGATTGCTCGAGGCAACAGAGTGATTAACTTTGAGAGCGTCCTTAACGAGATGAAGGAACTACACGACCGGAAGCAAGCGGACTACGGCCGGGAGACCGACCCCTTCGCGAACGTACGAGCGTCGGAAGACTTCGGAATCCCGGGCTGGGTAGGTTCCCTAGTTCGAGCAAACGACAAGATGAGAAGACTTCAGGCCGTCGCGAACGGCTCCGAACTTAAGAACGAAGGAGTCGAAGATTCCCTAATCGACTTGGCGAACTACGCGGTTATTGCGTTAGTCCTTTACCGTCAGTCGCGAGATGTAACACCTAAGCAGTAAGAAGTACCTAACAACTAAACAGAGGAGCAATAAATGAGTTACGAGATAGTTTCATTCGTAGATGGATTAACGAACGAGGAGTGGTTAGACCTACGTTCTATGGGAATCGGTGGTAGCGATACTGCGGCCATCTTTAACGAGAGCGCGTTTACGAGCGCGTACTCACTATGGGCGGAGAAGTCCGGTCGCGTCGAGAGGACGTTTACCGGGAATCAAGCAACGGAGTGGGGACACTTACTCGAGGAGATAGTCGCGCAGAAGTTCGCGACGGATTACGAAGCCGCAGTCGTTAAGTGGCCGGTAATGCTCCGCTCGAAGGCTCACCCCTTTATGCTCGCGAACCTCGACTTCCTAATCGTTCAGGCAGACGAGAACTTCCCGGCCGGAGAGATTACGGAGTGGCGCGGTCAGCACCTACCTCCTAACGCGGTTCTCTCAATCCTCGAGATTAAGACGACCGGAATCGTCGGTCGCGGAGGAGGCGCGTACTGGCAAGACGACGCGGTTCCGCGCGGATACGAACTACAGGGACTTCACTATTCGGCAGTAACCGGAATCGAGTCGGTTGTCTTCGCCGCACTCGTAGCCGGAGAAGGACTCGTAGTACGAGGTCGCGTCTACTCGGACGAGGAGCGTTATAACTGCGTACAGCGTGAGGCCGACTTCTGGAAGCACGTAAAGGAAGGAATCGCTCCGGACTCCGACGGTATGCCGTCGACGTTAGAGACAATCTCGAAGATGTACCCGACACATAAGGAGGGAGTAACCGTCGAAGCGGACGACTTCCTTATCGACACTTACACGCAGTACGTAAAGACGAAGGCCGAACTTAAAGAAGTCGAAAGCCGGGCTAACGAACTCCGCGCGAAGTTAGAGATTGCTATCGGAGAAGGCGAAGCGATGACCTATAACGGAGAGACGCTCTTTACGTTTAAGGCTACGAAGGATTCCGAGACGTTCGACGCGAAGGCGTTCGAGAAGGAACACCCCGACCTTTACTCCGCGTACCTAAAGACTCGTAAGGGATATCGAGTAATGCGACTAAAGGAAGGTAAGTAATGGCGTACAAGGTAAAGATTCGCGTAAGCCGGGAAAGCGTACAGGAACTCTTCCCGGACGACTGCGTAACGGAGGAGGAGTTCGCGACGGCCGCAAAGAGTCTCGGGTACTACTTCGAGTTCGAGCGCGCGCGGAACCGAATCGCGGAGGAGATTAGGGAGCGTCGAGCGTTAGAGCGGAGTTCGCGTCCGACCGTTGCGCAGTTACTCGCAGAGATGGAAGGATGTCTCTTTCAGATTCTTCAGGTCGAGTTACCTAAACTTACGCAGATGGACGCGTCAGTCGACCAAATATTCCTAGAGTCGACTCGACTCGACGAGATTCATAGCGCGCTACAAGAGTGGGAGGACGAGCAAGATGATTAAGTTACGCGCGCTGTACCGCACGATTAAGTCCGACCGGGAATATAAGAAGTTCTCGAAGGTAAGTTGGGTTGCCGAACTCGGCCTAACTCCTCCGGCTTATCCGTCTATAAGGATTCAGTATCACAACTGGGTAACGTCGTTAACGGAGGCGAAGGAACGTCTTCGTCGATACGAGGAGGAGCAAGATGAGTAAGAACCTACGCGAAGCGTTACGCGAGAAGCATAGGACGGAGGACGGTATCTCGTGTAGGACGTGTCTCCGTCTAGTCGACGGTTCTCTCTCCGGGACTACCGCTCCGGGAGCCGCAATCCCGAAGTTATATCCCTGCGACGTAGTTAAGTTGCTCGACGCGGTCGAAGCGGAACTCGAAGGAGCAGAGTAATGAAGGAGACGTTCGACCGATTCGTAGAGCGAACTAAGCCCGAGGACATTCCGAGCGCGTTCGCAGAATGGATGAAGCAAGAGTTCGGCTGGAACGGAACGTTTACGAAGTTAGAGGAGAAGAAGTGAACCCGGTTATAACTATTCTTATGGTCTGGGTTATTCTCGTTATCGCAATAAGGAGAAGTTAATGAGTAAATGCGAACACGCCGCAGAAGTAGAGAACTTCTTCGGAGACATAATCAAGCGTCCGTACACGAGTATCTTCTGCCCGGACTGTGGGACTCGAATCGAGGCTCCCGGTAAGACACGTCCGTTTCATCTACGACCTGACCAACGGTGACTCGCGACGAGCGACGCGCGCTCCGAGAGAAGCACGAGAAGAAGTTACGCGGAGTCTTTTGCGTCTACTGCTACGACGACTTCCCCTGCGACACGATTCGAGTCCTCGATTACGTCGACCTCGTCGAACCGTCGTGATAACGTCGTCAGTCCTATGAACGACTTCCCGACTATCGACTTCACTAACGGCGCGACTCTTACCCCGGAGGAGATTCTCGCTTGCTCCCTCGAGAACCCGGAATACTGCGAGGCTTGCCAGTAGTCGGCTCTGGATTCTGTAGTCTTAACGCTCCCGATTCTGTAGTCTTGCGACACCCTCCGTATCAGGTTCTAACGCTGGCTAATCCCGGACTCGGGTAAATACCCCGGAGCGATAGGCCGAGGGCTTAGAAGGCCATATAGGGCCTGATTCGCCTACAACCCTTTATTTACTTAGGTTTTAGAAGTTTTTATAAAAAAGTCCCTAAATAGTGACCGTCGAGCGGACTTAGTGCTACTCTTTAGGTATCGGGTTAAGGGAACCCGTAGCGACTTAGGAGGTCGAAGATGGAAGCAGTAACGGAGACACGCGGAGTACTGGTCTACAAGGCGAACGACGGCAAGATTAAAAAGGCAGTCGTTGGAACGTACTTCATTTACGAGCGCAGGGACGAGGTCTGGGTTGCCCGAGTCAATAGCAGGGGCAACAGCACTCACTCTGTGTGTCGCGTCGGTCAGGTAGTCGACTTCATTCGGGAGGTGAACTGATGACTACCGCAACCGTAACTAACATCCACGCCGGAGCGGACGTACGTCCCGAGGACTACGAGTTCGTCGGACTTATCTCTCCGATTATGACGAAGACCGACGAGGGAGTCGCGGAGATTAAGAAGTTCTCCGCTCTCGTTCGTCTTACCGCTCCTTACTACTCCGCGAGCAAGTGCGGCCATTGCGGAGCGAACGTTAAGTACCGCGTCGTACTTCGCCACGCTCCTACCGGTCAGCACATCGTTGTAGGCGACACCTGCGCGGATAACTTCGGACTCTCGAACGACGAGTTCCGTTCGATGAAGTTAGAGGCCGCACAGACTCGTAAGGAAGGCAAGACCGCGAAGGCTTGGCGCGAGTACAAGGAGCAGAACGCAGACCTCGACTGGGACTACGCGGAAGAAGCGCAGGAGTTCGGTAGCCACATTATCCGCGACCTTCTCGTTAAGGGTCGTCACTACGGCTCGCTTACCGAGAAGCAGTTCGAGTTCCTTAAGAAGTTGGTCCTCGAGGCCGCAGACGTTAAGGTTCGCGCCGAGGAGAACGAAGCGAAGCGCGCTCTTGCCGCAGACGCTCCCTCCGGAGTAACGACCGTCGTCGGAACGATTCTCTCGAAGAAGTACGTCGACGGATTCTACGGCTCGACTCACAAGATGTTGGTCGAGGCCACCGAAGGCTACAAGGTCTGGATTACCTGCCCTACGAAGTTAGAGGAGACCGAGGTCGGCTCGAAGATTCAGTTCACTTGCGAACTCGAAGTCTCGAAGGACGACGCGAAGTTCGCGTTCGGCAAGCGTCCCTCGAAGGTAGCGATTCTCGAGGAGGTGAAGTAATGGAGCGCGTAACTATCGAGAGCGCGCTCGAGTCCGTACTCCTCGACGAAGGATTCGTTAAGGCCGGGTTCGTAAAGAAGCCGAATCGGGTTTACGGAACCGAGGGATTCCGCTTAGTCGCGAACGAAGGCTCCGTCTCCGTCTACTACAACATTTCGACCGTTAATCAGGCAGAGGGGTACGACGAGCAAGGTCGGAGCGTATACCGGGAGCGTAAAGTTCACGAGATTAAGTCCGTCCTCGACGGCTTAAGTTATTCCGTCGTTATCGACGAAGACGTAGAAGGAAGCCTCCTACGCGTAGAGGAGGTGAAGTAATGACTTGGCAGACTCTAGTTATTGACGCGCTCCTCCTCGGGAGCCTCTCGCTCGTTACCACGATGGCGGTTCGCCTAGTTCGGAAGGGAGATTGGTAATGGACGACGTTAAAGGGTTCATACTCGGACTCGGGTTATTCGGGCTTGTAGCGTTACCTTGCGGTTCGTCCGGAGGCCGGTAGTCTTAAACAACTATGACCTGCGTCGTCGCTCTCGTTACACCCGGTGGTTCTTATATCGGAGCGGACTCTATCTCCGTCGCGGAAGACGTTTACACGCTTGCGGCTACTCCGAAGGTTAAGCGGATAGGTAACCTGCTCGTCGGATTCTCCGGCTCGTGGAAGGCCGGTCTCTCCGCGTTCCGAGCGTTCGAGCGTTATCCCGACGTTAATAAGTTCTGCCAATCGTTCATTACGAACGAGACAGGTTGGAACCTACTCGTCATACAAGACCGCAAAATCTATGAGATAGCGGAAGACCTAGCACCGGTAGAGATTCTCCCGGGAGAAGAGGTTACGTACGGAGCGATAGGTTCCGGAGTCTCGACCGCTCTTGGCTCGCTCTACTCGGATTCCCTCGACGCTCGTTCGGTTATTAACGCTCTCGAAGCGGCAGAAGCGCACGTCGTAAACGTCCGTCGACCGTTCGTTATCATAGAGTTAACCGAATAACAGAGGAGCAACTATGCCAGACCTATCAGTAACGAACGTATCCGTCGACGACGTTATGCCTCACCCGAGGAACGTACGTCAGGGAGATGTCGGCGCGATTATGGAATCCCTACGCGTACACGGTCAATACCGGCCTATCGTCGTACAGAAGGAGACCGGGTATATCCTCGCTGGTAATCACACTTGGAAGGCCGCAAAGAGTCTCGGCTGGTCGTTTATCGACGTGACTTATATCGACGTTAACGACGACGACGCGTTACGAATCCTTCTCGTCGACAACCGAACGAACGACTTATCTTCGTACGACAAGATAGGACTCGTCGAACTACTCGAACTCTTAGCCGCAACGGAGCGGAGTATCGAGGGAACCGGGTTCGACCTCGACGACCTCGACTCTTTAGTCGGAGACGCGAAGAATCCGCTAACCGTCCCGGAAGAGTTCCCCGAAGTCGACTCGAGTATCGCAACCGAACACCAATGCCCTAAGTGCGGTTACGAGTGGAGCGGTAGTACTCGATGAGAGTCGATAGGGGAGCGGTAAGAGACGCTCTACGGGAGTCTCTACGCGGAGTAAGCGGTAACGTCGCGGTGTCTACCTCCGGAGGAATCGACTCTTCTTCTCTCGTTCTATCTCTTCTCGACCTCGGAGTTCGACCTACCGTTATCTCGTTTACGCTCGAGGGAAGGACATCCTCGGACTTCTTAGCGGCACGACGACTCGCGAAACACTTCGGACTCGACTTCGTCTCGGTATTACTTCCGATAGATGAGTCGACAGTTAAGAAGCAAATAGAAGACGTAGTTAGATTCGGAGCGTCTAAGAAGACGAGTATCGAATGTCTAGTTCCGTTCCTATCGGTTCTCGAGTCTCTTAACGAACGAAACATAGAAACGCTCGTTGTAGGCTCGGCCGCAGACGGACACTTCGGATTATCGAAACGCGCGATGATTCATTACAGGGATACGTTAGAGAAGTTTCAAGAGTTTAGAAACGACTACTTTTCGAAGAGTGACCCGGCACAGACTAAGACGCTTAAGGCGATAGGAGCGGAGTACGGAGTAGAGGTTCACGCTCCTTATGTTTCGGAGCAAATCTTTAGGCTCTTCGCTAACTCGACGTGGGAGGAACTAAATACGCCTAGACAGAAGGAGGCGATTCGACAAGACTTCCCGGAACTAGACGCGTTAAAGATTAAACGGCATACAAACTTACAACTCGGAGATTCGGGAATAGCGGAACTTATCGGTCGAGTCGCGATTAAGTATTACGCGCCGAAGGCTAAGTCTCCCGTCTCCGCGTATAACGCTCTAAGAAGAAGTCTCGTATGACCTACCGCGTACCGTCTATGGCGGAAGTCGCAAGCGTAAAAGGGACTAACGGAATAACCGTAGCCTCGACGTTCTCGGGCTGTGGCGGTTCGTGTCTCGGATTCGAGATGGCCGGGTTTAACGTCGTCTACGCAAACGAGTTTATACCCGAAGCGCGCGCGACGTACGAAGCGAATCACCCGGGAGTCCCGGTCGACGGAAGAGACATACGCGAAGTTACGGCCGACGACATACGACGAATCTCGGGCTACGACGAGATAGACATTCTCGAAGGCTCTCCTCCTTGCGCGTCCTTCTCCCTTGCCGGTAAGCGTGAGAAGTTATGGGGAGCGACTAAGAAGTATTCGGACTCCGAGCAAAGAGCGGACGACTTATTCTTCGAGTACGCGCGGATTCTTAAAGACCTACAGCCGAAGGTCTTCGTAGCGGAGAACGTTAAAGGCCTCGTAGTCGGTAAGGCAAAGGGATACTTTAAGTGGATTCTCTCGGAGTTAAAGAACGCAGGTTACGTCGTCGAAGTACGAATCGTTAACGCCGCATATCTCGGAGTTCCGCAAGCCCGGCAGAGAGTTATCTTCGTCGGAGTTCGGAACGATATCGCAAAGGCTCCTACGTTCCCTTCTCCGTTCGATTACGTCTACTCGATTCGAGACGCTATCGGTTGCTCTACTGACGACGTAGAGGCTCTAGAAGACCCGGAGACCGGAGAGAACATCGGTCTTAAGGATTCGGCCGTCGGTAAGGAGTACGACCTAACTCCTATCGGCGGAGCGTCGGAGAGGTACTTCCAACTCGTACGACCTAACCCGGACGCGCCGGTTCCTACGATTACCGCGTCGGGAGGACAGATAGGACTCGCGTCGGTCGTTCATCCTTATCAGCGACGGAAGTTTAACCTTAAGGAGTTACGAGCCTTATCCGGATTCCCGGAGGACTTCGTACTAACCGGCAAGTTCTCGCAACGTTACGAACGTATAGGGCGAAGCGTACCTCCGTTAATGATGAAGGCAATAGCAGAGAGCGTAAGAGATGGAATCTTTAGATAACTTAGTCATCCCTACTAACTGGACGTTTAAGAACGCGTCGGTCGCGAATAACTTCGAGAGTCACGTTCGAGAGCAACTACCGTGGTACGACCTCGTAAGCGGAGCGGTCGCGCATATCGTTCGTCACTACTTACCGGAGAAGGGCAAGTTATACGACATCGGAGCGTCGACCGGGAATATGACTCGACTCCTCGAAGGAGTAATCAGAACTCGAGGCGCAGAAGCAATCTCTATTGAGAACTCTCAACAGATGGCCGATAAGTGGGACGGATTCGGAACTATCCACGTCGGAGACGCGACGAGATTCCAATATGCGTACTTCGACGTAGCGGTTCTATTCCTGACTGTGATGTTCTTCCCGGTTATCGAACGAGAGTCGTTATTCCAGAAGTTACTTGGGAAGTTGCGTCCCGGCGGAGTGATTATTGTCGTCGATAAGGAAGAAGCGGTCTGCGGTTATCTCGCGACGGTTCTAAGCCGATTAACGCTCGCAGGGAAGGTAGCGACAGGAACGAACTCGGACGAGATAGTTCAGAAGGAGTTATCGCTCGCAGGAGTCCAGAGACCGCTTAAGGAATCCGACCTACCGGAAGGAGCCGTTCGATTCTTTAAGTTCGGTGAGTTCGGTGGCTGGATTATTACCAAGTAGCGTTATCAGTAGATACATATGAGTAGAAATCCAGACCCAGAGTTACTAGATAAGGAGCGTCAGGCCGTAGAGTTACGACGCGCCGGAGCGACTTACGAAGAGATAGCCCGAGCGATTGGCTACGCTACCGCGCAAGGAGCGTGGCTCGCGTATAACCGCGCTATGAAGCGAACCCTCGTCGAAGCCGGGACGGAAGAGATTCGTCAGACGGAATCGGACAGACTCGACCGACTACATCGCGCTCTATGGCCGAAGGCTATCTCCGGGGACATTAAGGCGATAACATCTATCTTGCGCCTAATGGAGCGACGCGCTCGACTACTTGGACTCGACGCTCCGACGAAGATTCAGGCGGAAGTAACTAACTACGAGGGAGGCTCCGACATTGACCGAGAAGTCGCACGACTCGCAAGCCTCCTCGCCAATAGCGAAGGTAGCGGCATCGAGACTCTTCTGGACTCACAAGAAGGCTCGTCCTGAACAGTTACCTCCTGATACCGATTGGCGCGTCTGGCTAATCCAGTCCGGACGTGGCTGGGGTAAGACTCGTACCGGAGCGGAGTGGATAGTTCATCAAGCGATTAAGTACGACCGAACTCGCTGGGCTGTCGTTGCGGCTACCTTCTCCGACGCTCGAGATACCTGCGCCGAAGGAGAGTCTGGAATCGTCGCGGTCGCTACGCGCTACGGAGTGCTTAAGCATTGGAACCGCTCCCTCGGAGAGATTCGACTTACGAACGGCTCTCGAATAAAACTCTTCTCTGCGGAAGAACCGAACCGACTTCGTGGACCTCAACATCACGGCGCGTGGTGCGACGAACTCTCGTCTTGGCGTTACTCCGATACGTGGGACCAACTTCAGTTCGGACTTCGTCTAGGTAAAGACCAAGGAATCCCGGCGCGTACCGTCGTTACTACTACGCCTAAGCCGACTCGACTCTTCCGCTCCTTACTCGAACGCGACGACGTAGAAGTAACGCGCGGAGGTACTCGCGATAATGCGGCGAACCTTACGCCGGAGTTCATCCGCGATATGGAGAACCGCTACGCCGGAACTCGATTAGGTCGGCAGGAACTCGAAGGCGAACTCTTGCTCGATACTCCCGGCGCGCTCTGGACTTGGGAGATGATTCAGGAATCGAGAATCGCTACCGCTCCGGATATGACTCGTATCGTCGTTGCTATCGACCCTGCGGCTACGAGCGGAGATGATTCGGACGAGACAGGAATCGTCGTAGTCGGTCGTGGAATCGACGGACGCGGTTACGTACTCGCGGATAGGACTTGTAAGTTATCCCCGGCTGGCTGGGCTAAGCGCGCTCTCGACGCTTACGACGAGTTCGGAGCCTCGCGAATCGTAGGAGAGACGAATATGGGCGGAGATATGATTGCGACGATTATTCATCAGATACGACCTAACGCTCCCTATCGCGGAGTCGTTGCGAAGCGGTCGAAGACTTTACGCGCGGAACCGATTAGCGCGCTCTACGAGCAGGGACGAATCTCTCACGTCGGAACGTTCCCGGAACTAGAAGAGCAGATGACGACTTGGGTAGCCGAAGCCGCAGACTTCTCTCCTGACCGACTCGACGCGCTCGTTCACGGCCTTACCGCGCTTAACATCGGAGCCGAAGGATTCGCAGACCAATACCTCTCCGCTATCTCCGCTATATGCCCTTCGTGCGATATGCCTAACATTATGGGAGCGTCTCTCTGCGCGTCCTGCGGACAGCCGTTACAATAAGACGAATCTATTAACGAGGGACTATGGCTCTATTCAGTCGGAAGAAGAACGACGACGCGCTTGTAACGCGAATCGTAGAGGAACTAACTAAGGCCTCGAATAACTTAAACGGTACGCCTATGGGTTCTGCCGGTTACTCGAACACGAGTGCCGCTATGCCGTCGCAGATGACCGGCTCCGGCGGACAAGGACTTATTCAGACTCCGGGACGACAAGCGAATCCTCTTCCTCGTATGTCTTCCGACTTCGGTTCGCAACTTGGACCATCCGCTCCGTTCCTTCCTGCTCCGCTCGACCCGGTCTTCGACGACTCCGGTCGCGCTCTTCCTCGTATCTGGGAATACCCTGTCGCTTGGAACCTTGACTTAAATCAACGCTCTACACCTTGGACGGTTCTCCGTTCTATGGCAGACCAGATAGATATCATCCACCGTTGTATCGAGATTCGCGTCGCGGAGTTAACGAAGTTGACTTGGACGTTTACTATCGAAGACTCGACCGTTACCGCGATTATGGCGGAGCAGAACTGCTCTCACGCTAAGGCCGCACGAATCGCTCGCGATAAGTACGACAAAGACATCGCACGACTTCGCGACTTCTGGGAGAACCCTTATCCTGCGCTCGGACGTTCGTTCTCCGAATGGCTAACCGAGTTCCTTTGGCAACACTTCGTCTTCGACGGAACTCCGGTCTATCCGCGCTATAACCTCGGCAAGCAAGTAATCGGATTCGAGATTGTCGACGCTCCGACTATTAAGGTTCTTCTCGATAACCGAGGAGCGATTCCTGCTCCACCTTCG